GCGCTACAGCTCCAGTAACTACCTCGAATACATCGAATCTAATATAAGGTAAATCGCCATTATTTAACACATCTGGAAATACAAAAGTGTCTGTGGTATCAGTGCCCGTTTCTCTCTTAAAATCCCTAGTGTTAAAAGAAACTCTTTCTAGCGGCGGAACTGTTGCCCCAGCTGATTCTGCAGTTTGTGATGCACTACCACGATCAGTTTGGGGTATGGCAAATCCAGCTCTTCTACCCAGTGGCTCTAAACCAGCCATCGCTTGCTCAAATTGTGCTTGCGTTAGCCTACCTAAACTGCGATCTCTTGATAAATTGGCGACTGCTTGCTGATACGCAGCTCTCGCGCTATCCGAGGGTGTAGTCCAAGTGCCTGTTGCTCCGCTCATTAAAGTTCCTATAAATAGTTGATGGCTTACAGTGGTAAATTTAGTCCGAAAAATACCAATAAATATTTAGGTGATCCTACGAACGTCTGGTACAGATCGCTATGGGAACGCCGAGTAATGGTGCATTTAGATACCAATCCAAACGTAGTGGAATGGTCGAATGAGGAAATAGTCATATCTTATTTATCACCTGTAGACAACAAATATCATAGATACTTTCCTGATTTTTTTGCTAAAATTAGGAATTCAAGAGGTCTTTTAGAATCTATGATTCTAGAAGTAAAACCATACAGTCAAGCCCAGCCTCCGCAGAAACGAAGTAGAGTGACGCAACAATACATTCGTGAAGTGGTAACTTGGGGAGTGAACGAAGCCAAATGGCAGGCTGCAATGGAATATTGCAAAGATAGAAATTGGACATTTAAGGTTATTACAGAAAAGGATCTAGGAATTTAATGGCATCACTATTTGACAAAGTCAAGATGGAGATGATGGCAAATGCCATTCAACCTAGAACAGCGGCAGCTCGAGCATGGTTAGGATCTAAAATATCTGCGCTACGAATACCTTCTAATCGTTCGAATATACTGAACGACGCCAGTCGTATTGCTGCCAAAGCATTTATCGGGCGCATGTATTTCTATCACTACGATCCAAAATACAAAGAAGTTCTCCCTGTTTGGGACAAGTTTCCGTTAGTGCTTCCAATGGAAGCCTACTCTGATGGATTCCTTGGATTAAATCTGCACTATCTAGATTCAATGTCTAGACTAGTGTTATTGGATCGATTATTAGATTTTGCTAACAACGATAAATATAACGATTCGACAGTATTGAATTTATCATACGATTTGTTAAAAAACGTTCGAAGATATAAGTTATTCGAACAATGCGTCAAACGATATCTATTTTCTCATATACGGTCGTCTATAATCTACATAGAACCCTATCACTGGGAAACGGCATGTTTCTTACCTGTACAGAAAATGGTATATAATCAATAATGCAAGCAGTTACACCATCATCATTAAGAGAATTTACTGGGCAAGAATTTTTAAGATCGTCATACTTTTTGGCGCAGTTTGCTCCTACTCCATATGGGTTTCTTTCTTCAGAAGCACAAAGAGATATTGGAATGCTTTGCGAATCTGTGGAGTTTCCAGGAATTACTGCCACCTCAACAGATTATAGAATGGCTGGATTGAATCGAATCAAAGTACCATATTCTAAAGATTATCCAGATGTGACATTAACGTTATTAAATAGTGTTAATCATGATATGTATTATAGGTTTATTAACTGGGTTAGGTCTACGGGAGGAACAGACTGGATAGGTGGCAGTTCAACAACAGTTCCATATTTTGATAGCATTACTTCAAACTTTACTCTATATCAGTTTAATAATGATGTTCAATCCAACGAAAGATTCGGTGGGTTGTCAAAGATATTAAGTAATATTGACAAATTAAATGCAAGATTACTTAATTCTGAGAACTTGTTCAATACAACAAGAGTTGGTGAGTCTTTTATCAGCAATTTTAATTCAATTAACAGAGACACCGCCCCAAGAAAAGTAGCATTTGCTGTAGAGTTTTATAATGCATATCCAAATTCTGTGCAGTCAATTGCATCTAATTGGGCAGATGATCAGTTCCAACGCATTTCCGTTTCATTTACATACGAATATTATAAAATTCTTCCGCTTGAATAAAGAGGTTTATTATGCCATTACCGAAAATTGATTTGCCAGTGTTTGATTTAAAGTTGGTATCTGTTTCTGAGCCAGTTAAGTTTAGACCATTCCTAGTCAAAGAAGAAAAATTACTTCTAATGGCTCTATCAACGAGTAAAGAAGAAGATATTCTAAAGTCAATTAAACAAGTTGTAAATAATTGTTTAGTCTCAGATATTAATATTGATACGCTTCCTATTTTTGATATTGAATATTTGTTTTTAAACATTCGCGCCAGATCAGTTGGCGAAAAAGTAGAAAACTATTTTGTTTGCCGTAATGTTGTTGGCAAAAAAATCAAAGAAGATGGCACCGAAGAAGATGAAGTTTGTATGCATATGATGCCAGTCGAAGTAAATATCTTGGATATTAAACCACCAGTGGATGACATACCTTCTAGAATTTATATCACTAAAGACATCGGAGTTCAATTAAAATTTCCAACACTACATAATTACAAATCGATCAACGAACTTACTTTGAGCGAAAACGCCAACGAAATTTTTAATATAGTTTATGATTGCTGCGAGTATGTATTCGACGAGAAAGAAGTTTATTATACAAAAGAATCTTCTAAAGAAGAATTCTTTTCATTTATTGAAAATTTAACACAAGAACAATTTGATAAAATAACAGGATTTTTTGAGCAACTACCTACCATCAAACATGATCTAAAACACAAATGTCAGAAATGTGCATTTGAGCATGATTTACATTTGGAGGGACTCAGCGATTTTTTTACCTAACCTTCCGTGGTAAGACGCTTCAAGCCTACTACGGAAACATGTTTACGATGACTCATCAATACAAATACACATTGACTGAGTTAGAAAACATGATACCATGGGAACGAGATTTGTATATTGGAATGGTGAATAATTGGGTTAGAGAAGAAACTGAGAAAGCGAAGCAAACGAGAATGGAACAAGAATCTAAACTTAATGCTCTAGTCAGAAAAAGGAATATGAACAAAAATAGAAGAAGATAATGTCAATAGCAGACGTCGCATCAAGATTATATACATCATCAGCATACAGAAACACGTCAGTTGTCAAAGCACTGGCAGATTCTGTAAAGATGAATCTTAAGTTTCGATTTTCCTTGGTTGGTATGGCTGCTGCACTCACAGGTTCACAAACTCTATATCAAATTGCGCAACAAAAGTTTTTGATCAGTGACGAAGAAAAGAAACAAGCAAAAGAAGAAATACATTTTAAAAAGTATGTGGTGACTTCTATTTCTACATTGTCAAAACAAGTTGCAATAATTGAATCTATAGTGGAAAAAAATTCGCTGATGATTAATGCCATTTATAATGATTTGGGTTACTTTAAAGGTCAGCGCAAAAGTAATACAATGAGTTATAGTGGGCTGAAAGCAGTTAGAGTTCCTGTTAGTTCTAGAACTGTAAAAGGTAAAATTGATATTATAAATGCAGAAATTGCAGCATTAAAAGGAATACGATTAGCTGAAGCTGATGCAAAACAGAAAAAAATACTAAAAGAAACAGAAAAAAAAGAAAAAGATAAACAGAGAGGATTAATAGGGGCTGCAGTAGGTGCTGCGTTAGGTGGAACAGCAGCAATATTAGGTGGAGCAGGCGTTGGTGTCGCTGCTGCTGCAGCAGGAACTGCGGCTCTTGCAGGCGCTGCAGTTTCTTCTAAAATAGTTAGACAAGCAATTGGTTCAGCAGTTCCTCTTATCGGAAAGGCTTTGAAAGTTAGTGCGCTTGGAACTTTAGCACTAGATGCATACGGCAGAGTGGCTAGAAGATCTTCTGGTAAGGCTGGCGTCCAATTGGGTGAAGATAAGGATTATATTAACGAATTCGATCCTTATAAAAATCCAATTTCGTTTCAAATGCGCCGAAACGAAATAGAATTACGCAAGTCATTTGACGCATTACTAGAAGAATTTTCTAAACCGATCGACCAAGCATTAATCGCATTGTTTACTTTGTATGCTGCCAAAGGTGCTTACGATTTAGCTGGGTTTCTCAAAAAATTTCCAAAAATAGCAAAATATATTCCAAATCTTCCAGGATTGGCGGTTCCTGGTGCTGCAGTTCCTGCTGCTGCTGGTGGTGCTGGTGCTGTTGGTGCTGTTGGTGCTGCTGGTGCTGGTGCTGTTGGTGCTGCTGCTGGTGGTGCTGGAATGGCTGCTCGATACGGGTGGAGTACTGCTACAGCACCAGCAGCAGGAACAACATCAAGAATACCTAAAAGATTTTTAGATTTTATGAAAAAATTGTCAGAACAAAAATGGACAAAAGGTCTTATCAAAGGAGGAACAGTGCTTACAGCTGTGAGTGGTGTTTTAAATTTGGTAGGTTTGCTAAATTCTTTTTCTTTAAATACTAATTCACAACAATTTAAAGATGAATTTACTTCAAATGTATCTGGTTTGATAACAGCAGGAGGAGGCGCATTAGGTGCTGTTGCTGGAGGGCTACTTGGAGGACCAGCGGCACCGATAACCGCAATTTTAGGTGGTATAGTCGGTGGTGTGGGTTCAGGTTTTTTTGCTGACTACCTTGCAAATAAAATATTCGAATATCTTTATAGTGGTTATACTGGTGAAGCGGACCCATACATGTCACAGCACACCGCACCCGATTCTATGCCTGGATTTCCAACAGAAACCACTTATGCATCTAAAGGGACATCTTTCAAAGACACTGATTTCTCACAAGTTCAGGCAAATATAATGATGGCGGAGGGAACATTCCAAACTGATAAGCCTTATAACACTGTCTATGGATATGGGAAGTATGGACAACCATCGAAACTTTTGACTGAGATGACAATTGGTGATGTTGCAAAATTTCAGAAAGACGTATTAATTCCAAATACCAAGGGCAAAGTTCCAGGAACAGACTTGGGAACTGGTGCAGTCGGCGCATATCAATTTACTTATGATACTTTGGTAAGTCTTGCAAAAGAAGAATTCGGTTCTTCTTGGTATTCTAAAAAATTTACAGAAGAAAATCAAGATAGGTTGGCTAAAAGATTATTTGACCAACGTAAAGGAAATGATGCCAAACTCGCAGCAACTTGGGCATATTTTAGTAATTTAGATGAGCAGGGTGGAGCGGCATTAAGAGCACAAAGAGGCATCGGTCCAAGTGGTCCAGAAGCAATGTTAGCAGGTGCTGAAGGAGGATTTGGTAGTATGCGCGATGCACAACTACTGGAATTTTTTGGCAAAGAATTTGAAAAGGCTGATAGAATACAAACAGAAGCACAAGCAGCACAAGATATGGGCGCACGTCATAAATTAGATATGTTAGAAGAAGTTGTTATACAATCGAAAAAGCAAACCGCAGAACAATTGGCAACAAAACAAGCCGACATGCAAAAAATATTAGACATGAAACGTTTAGAAGATGTAAATTACATGGATGACAATGCATTTGATGATTATCTTGTAAACTTAAAATCTGCATAAAAAAGGCGCACCGAAGTGCGCCTGAAAACATCTATGGTTTTCTAACAAAATTATTCTGCTGCAAGTTTCTCAAAAAATGCCATGTCTTCATCTTCGACAGTGACGTTTTCCGCAGTAACTTTCTTAGCAGGAGTTGATCTGATCACTGGAGCACTTGCTTCTTCATCATCAAGTCTCTTTGCTGAAGCAGCGGCAGCACCGCCAGCGCCAAGAACCTTATCCAACTTCGCCTTGAGTTCATCATAGGACTTGAAGTTTTCTGACTTCAAAAAATCCTTGAGTGAATAGGCAGAACGCCAAATCTTCTCGATCTGATCATCATCGCCGTTGAACAATGGTGCAGGAGTTTCAAACTCCGACTTGTCATAATTGCGATAGCCTTCGACGTTGCGAATCTTGACCTTGAAGTTTGCACCCTTCCAGAAGTCAAACGGATTCATTGGTGTCTCATCCGCAAACTGTGGTTCAAGTTTTTCCTTGACTTTATCAAAGATCTTTTTACCAAACTTGTAGAGGAAAACCTTTCCTTCGTTTTGTGGTCGCTTTGCGTCAGAGATGACAAGAACATTTGCGATGTAGGTCAACTTGCGCTTTTGCTTACGAGCAGTTTCCTTGTTGGCTTCAATGCCGCTGTTCCAAAGAACGGTGTTGTACTCAGAAACAGGATCGGTTTTGCCAAGAGTTGTAAGAGAGTTCTCGATGTACCAACCACCTGGACCTTGAAAGCCATGATTCCAGATTTGTACCCAAGGAAGCCCATCTTCGCCATCAACGGCTGGTGTATCGAGGAAACGAATTACTGCATATCCATTACCTGCAGCATCGACCTCTGGTTGCCAGAAACGCTCATCAATGTTTTTGCCACCGCCTGCAGAAGAGGCTTCAACGGCTTTCTTTAATTTATCAAGGGAAGAACCCTTATTCTTAAGATTTAATAGTGTCATATGTATCTCCGTATTGCGTTGTATTAATGTATTTCGACTTGTCCACTTTCTTCATCACTATATCATTATATATTAGATCAATTGACAAGTAAAGTTTCCTTTGTCAAAGAATTGTACTTGTCAACATTCACGTTCAAGAATGCCCCATATTTGCGAACCTTTCTTGACACTTTGGGATAGATGACATCATCCTCTATCTTCTTATCCCAAATTTTGATAAAGTCAAAGATATTGTTGAGTATTACCATCGTTTCAATTGTAATATCCTTCTGCATAAAGTGTATTAACAATCTAGGGAACTGCCCATCTTCGACTTTAAATAAATCATTGAAGTTTTCTTTTGTTGCAATTTTTTGTAAATCTTCTGTATAGATCTTAGTCATGGAATCTGTAATTCGTTTCCATTCTCTGTACGTTTGTTCAGCTTCTTCTTCCAATAAACTTTTGGTCCAATTATCATCATTGTGTACAAAATTTGCAACCAGAAATGGAATCATCTCATCGTCGCGATATTTCCGCGCGAGACGGTGAAACAAAAATTTGTCACGACGTTTCTGAAATGCATCTACTGATATTTTGGTTTTGCCATCGTATTGAAAATAATTGTAATTCTCGGAAGTGAAGTGTAATTTGATGGCTTGGTAAAGAACATATAGATCATAACCGTTCACGTCGATTGTTTTCCTTTCCAGTTTTAATGATCAAATTAAAAAATTCTTGTTTTGCTTTTGGATTCATATTCATCAGATCACCTGACGTTGTAGTTGATTCCTCA